TCAATCAGAAGAATACATATCTTCCAATATCATTGCGGCTTTATCTTCTTGTGATTGTGTGATGTGCTCATAAATGTTCAGAGTGGTTTTGATGTCCTTGTGACCTAAACGCATCTGAACTGCTTTCGGAGAAAATCCGGCTTCTAACAGTTCTGTACAGTGCGTATGTCGCAGACTATGAAAGTCAAACTCAGGGAAGTCCAATTCCGTATGAATCACATAAGATGCGTGTTGCATCGTTCGTGGGCGTATATAGCTTCCATCGGCATTTACATTCAGAAAGAATATTTCCTCACCAATACCATCAGTATTCAATATATGTGGTTCTGGATCACTGGCAGCAGTTCGTTCCGGCGTTTCAAAATAGCGGCAGTAAAACTCCGCATATTCTTCACGGTTGCTTTTCTGCTGACTTTTCAGTCTTTCCAGTACCCCAAGTGTTTCGGAATCCAGCTGAATTGTCCGAAAACTATTATACTTGGGTTCTGAAAAATACAGGACGCTTTTTTGAAAAGTATCGATTTTCTTTTCGACATACTGAATTTGCCTTTGCACAGTCAATGTCTTTTTCTGAAAATCAATATCTTTCCATTGAAGTGCATACGCTTCACCAAGACGCAAGCCGCATCGATAGCCTAGCAACAACGGTAAATACGTAGAGCTGCCTTCCGGAAAACGTTGAAATATTTCTGCAATACGTTCTTTTGGAATGTAGCTTCTCTCTTTTCTGCGGCTTTTTACGTTTGGCTTTGCCGTACTCCGAGGTAGTTCCACTTCACACATTGGATTGTCCTTGATAAAATGATTTGCTTTTGCATAAGCAAAAGATTTTGTCAGGATCCCTTTTACAACGGTTAGTGTGTTTCTAGCATAACCGCTTTGAAACAGATCATAGATCATTTTTTGGATTGTAGCTGTTTGAATAGAACGAAGACGATATTTCCCGATATGTGGCTTAATGATATTCTTGACTTTTTTGCGGTAATTTAAAACAGTCGTTTCTTTTAGGTTCACTTCACAGTATTCCTTGAGCCAGTAGTCCATAAAATCCGCAACAGATAGTTCTGTAGGCGTTAATTTCAAGCCGCTGCTCTGGTACTCTTGATACGCTGCAATCCCCGCATCATAGGCTTCTTTCTTCGTGTGAAAGCCACTCCGTGTGATCCACTGACGCTTTCCATCAACTGTTGCACCTTCAAAACGATATGACCACCAGTTGCCACGCTTTCGTGTCATAACTTTTTTTGACATTTTAATTTTTCACCCCCTTTCGCTGCTGTTTTAAAATATTATCTCATTCCTCCATGCAATCATACAATGTCGTACCATTCATGACAGACAGCAACACTTTGTCACTATTTATGTCATTCATCACATTGATGCAAATAGATGCGTTGATGCCATATTCTTTCGATTTTTCATACAGAGCATTGCTTGTATCTTCTATGCCTGACCGCATTGTTTCCCATTCCTGCACATCTCCGGTCAATTTAGACTTTGCCATGTCCATGGAAATCCCGTCTGCTGTCAAGTTGATTGTGTAGTAGTTCAGATCACTGTCATACTGTACAGATACATCAGACAACCCCTCTTGGTTTTGAAACGAATCTTCCAGAATACCCCGAAACAGTTCCGGAGAAATCGCATCACTGTCAGCCGGCTGTTCCGCTTCTGAACTGGACTGCGGCTTTACAGCGGCATCGTTCTTACTTTTCCCATTGGAAAACAGCATACACAGCACTGTGATCACAGCGGCAACTACGACAATGACAACCAGACAGCCGAACCCAGCACCCACTTTTCGTCCTGACGAATGGTGGGATTTTTTATGCCGTTTTTTCGACTTATCCCATTGCCAGTCATCCGGATCCGGAAGATTCGGAGCGATAAAGTCTGGCTGCGGAGCTGGGAATGCTTTGCCGCAGTTGGTACAATGCTTTGCTCCATCCTCATTTTGCGTACCGCAATTCATACAGTATTTCATAGATTATCCCTGTGATTCTGAAATCATCTCATAGAATACATTCTCAGATATAATCTGAATATCTTGCCCCTCTAATGCAAGCTTTTCTGCTTTCTTTTGTTTCGAGCTTTTCCCGCCTTTTAGTGAACTGCAAAAATCGTTGTTTCCGAGTATCAAATAATTCGTCTTTTTCGTAACGTTATCTGCATTGATCCCGCCGATATTTGCAACAATTTGCATTGCTTTTGCACGATCCATTTTTTCAAGCTTTCCTGTGAAAACACAAACTTTTCCAAACAGCAAATGGTTTTCGTCAAAATTTTCAGTAGCAGCCAGTACATCTTTGGCTTTTATCTTGTTGTGATCCTTTTTTAAGCTTGTCAAATTGATACCATTTTCAATTACAATGTCTTTTAATTTCAGATAACATTGATATGTCATCATGCAGTCTTCGGTTGCTCTATGCTGTGTAGCAAAATCAAGGGATAAATACTCAGCAATGTCTTTTAATCGGTGATGCGATAATTGCGGCAATGCTTTTCTTGCAATTTGCAGAGTATCAACATAATCATTGCGAAATGGATTGCCATCGATTTTCATTTTATAATCATAGATAAAATTGATGTCAAAATTAACATTATGACCTATCACAATGTTATCTCCAACAAAACGCAGGAACTCTGGAAGTGCAGCATCTACACTAGGTGCATTTGTCAGCATTTCGTTTGTAATTCCCGTTAAATTTTCAACAAACTCTCCCACTTTTTCAACTGGCTTCACAAGAGAATGGAAAGTATCTGCGATTTCATCATTACGTACAAGAACAGCAGACAGTTCAATAATTTCGCAGAATCTTGTATCTAAGCCTGTTGTTTCCAAATCAATCACCACATAATCCTGCGGTAATGTTGTTAAGCGATGCCCTTTCTTTCTGTATGTACTTTGACTATTGGAAGTACTTTCTTCAGTAAGATCAGGAGTTTGCAATGCATTCTTTAAAGGAGATTCCCCGATAGAATACAAGTACACATCTATGATTAGATCGCAAATTTCAGCAATGCTGTTCAAAGAAGGCAAATCTATTTTCCAATGCCTCTGATTCTTATTTACAACATTAGAGAATCGGTCACTCGAAGTAAATTCTTTCGGACAACACCAAGTATCCAGAGAAATCCATACAGATTTTACACCAGCTTTTAATCTGCAAAAATCAGCACCCGGCTCCCATTCTTCTTTTGTCAATAAAGAAAGATAGCTGGAACTTCTGCGATCCAACGAGATTTTTGCAAAATCCAAGTTATTCGATTCAAAAGCCTTTTCTATTATTTTCAGAGCTATTTTTTCTTGCTCTGTCAATCCCAATGTATTCATCATTGTATTTTACCCCGTTTCATCTCAAAAAATCTTATCAAAATAGATCCAGCACGCTTTTCGCACCAGTTCTTCCGTCACATCGAAGTATTCTGCAAGTTGCCAAACTTCACAATACCCTTTTTTCATAGCAATTTCCATTTCCTCTTTCGGAATCAGCTGTTCGCAAGCCCATCTGTTTGCACGGTATTCATGCCGGCTGACAAGATCGCAGCTGCTCCAACGATTATAAAATGCACCCTGTGTGCAGTGACCCAGCTCATGAGCGAGCCGGATCTTTTTTTCTGCATTGGTTGGCATTTCGCTGTCGTCCATGCCAATATAGCAATCAAAATCATCTGTCTGTATCGACAAGGATTTTGTCTTTGGAAGCGGAAACGGTATGACTTCTATATTTTCAACGTCTGCAATATGATATAGATCATCGAGGTTCATTTTTTATCCTTTCGCTTATTTTCCTCACGCAGCTTGACCATTTCAGCAAACTGCTTGACCTCTGCATACATTTCATCGGTGATTCCCTCAGCACCGTGGAATAAGGCAAATTTGATGTCGTTTTCTGACACTGGGTCTTTTTCGTTCTCTGTTTCGTTTCCAACAAGATAGTCTACAGAAACGTGAAAATAGTTTGCAATACGCTTGATCGTCTCAATGTCAGGCGTTCGTTTCCCTGTTTCCCACATAGCAATAGTTCCATTGGAAATAGAGAAAACGTCCGCAAATTCAGCCTGCGTCATTCCACTATCTGAACGTAATTTTTTGAGTTTATCTGCCAACATGGCAATCACCTCCGTCTGTTGTTATAATATCACAATTTGTGAGGATTGTCAATCAAAACGCTAACGTTTTGTGCATACTAACGAAATGTTAGGAATAGTATTGACTTCCTCACATAATGTGTGCTACAATACTAACAGAACGTTAGGAATAGTGAGGTGACAACATGATAACCATACGCAAAATTCGCTTAGAACGTGGCATGACCCAGAAAGAACTTGCAAGCCGTCTAAACGTAACGCCGAATGCTGTTACACAATGGGAAAAAGGCACACGGAATCCAAGTCTGAACAACGTGAAGAAAATGGCGGAACTCCTGCATTGTACAACGGATGAAATTTTAGGTTCTGTAGGAGGTGAATCCGATGAATCTAAAATCCATGATTGAAAGGAACGTTTTTATGAAGAACATGACTGATGAACAAGTAGAAATGGAGATTCAAAACCTTCGTGATTCTGACAATGTAAAGCTTGCACAGAGAGAGCAGCGAATCAAGTACAAACGCCGCCAATATCTGTATCAACTTCGGTACTACGAAAAAAGAGGAAAGCAGCTTGCCGAACTTGGTGCAACACTGGAAAACTTAGAAGAATTTCTCTATGGGGAGGTAATTGAAGAATGAACAGGATTCCATACATCAAACCCGTATTCCTGTGCAATCCAGAGAAGAACACCATTTGCAACAAAGCCATTTGTCAATCCGGATGCCGGTACACAACACACCAGCAATTTGCACAGCTGGACAAGCACGGAAGTCCCATACAAGCGGACATTTTCAAGGAAGGAGTAACCCATGAGAGAAATCATTAAAGAAGATGTGTTTACATCGAAAGACACGACAATCACTTTGCAGCCTATTCCAGAACAGCTGCTCACAGTAAAAGATGTTGCATCTCTGCTGAAATGCAACATTGCTGCGGTACATAAACTGCGACAAGCCGGCGTGATCCGCTTCATGAAGCTTGGTTCTTACAAGTGCCGTGTATCCACTTTTCTAAAGTTTTTGGAAGATTATGACGGACAAGACCTGAGCAGGTATATCCATGCCGATGAAGAACCTGAATGTACAAATAACGAGGTGTTAGCATGACCGCAGAAAATCGCGACAAGGTGAAGATGTTATTTGATCTCGTACTGATCGCAAACGATGTCCTGCCAGAGCAGGACAGGCTTTCTTTTGACTACTCAAAGGGTGAAATGTTCGCCACTGTCTACGCTATCGACACCAGTGAACCGGTATGCCGGCTTTTTTGGTGGGTTTACTATGAGCCGTCACGCATACCGAAAGCAGACCCGCCTGAGAAGCCGCATGAGTATCTGACACTTGATCAGGCTATCGAGAGAGTGCGGGAGATGATAGCCCACAGATAAGCTTCACGTCCCGAGCATGACGTAAAACCGCTCTCCACTGCCCCGAATGGGGCTACCCTCCATTTTTTATCTCCCCTATGCGGCGGTACTGGCAGCCGCCGCAAATACAGTGATGCAGTCATATCTGGGGAATGACAACCCCCAGACTGCCGGTGCAACTCCGGCACACTGCCCCAACATCTCCAATGTCATAGGTACTCCTTTCCGTGCGGCGGTATAGTACACCGCCGCATATCGGGCGATGCAGTCATGATGTGGGAATAATCACCCCACATCTTCCGGTGCAGCTCCGGAACGCCCTGCCATGCCCAGTTGCCGGCAGTCAGACAACGAACGGAATCCGTTGGCACACACGCAACAGCGACCACAGGCGGCTTATTACCTGTAGCTGCACGGTTATATATCGTCCCGTGATTACACGATACACCGTGCCGGTGCTTCCGGTGCATTGAGCAGATCAGTGCACTTCCACAAATAAATCAAGGAAGGAGGAAAAGAAATGGCTTTCTATTGTGAACAGGATTTCGTCACCGAAGAATGCCCGCACTGCGGCAAGGAAGTCACGGTATACTGGGACGAGGAGCAGGACGGACATGTCATGCACTGCCCATTCTGCGGTGAATCCATGCTGCTGTGCAGTATCTGTCCGGAAAGCAGCTGTGACTGGACAAAGGAACACGGCTGCAAGGTAGAACGAAAGGAGGTATCATCATGTCAAAACGATATTACTGGCTGAAACTGAAAGAGGACTTCTTTCGAGATAAGGTCATGAAGAAAATGCGGAAGATTGCAGGCGGTGACACCTATGTGGTCATCTATCTGAAAATGATGCTGATGAGCATTCAGACAGGCGGCGAACTCTACTTTGAGGGCATCGAAAACGACTTTGCGGACGAGCTGGCACTTGCACTGGACGAAGATGAAGAAAACGTCAGAGTGGCACTTGGTTTCCTGATGCGTTCCGGAAAGCTGGTCGAAAAAAGTAAATCAGTTTACTTTATGCCGGAAGCCAGTGAAGCCATTGGCTCAGAAAGCAGCAGTGCGGAAAGAGTACGGAAATTCCGTGAAAAACAGAAGCAGGAGCAACTGGAAGCAGAAGTTACTGTTGCATTGCCCTGTACAGCAGAAACACCTGAACTGTTACAATGTAACACAGGAGAAACACCTTGCACCGTTACAGGTAACGTAGAGAAGAGTAGAGTAGAGAAGATAAGAGTAGATAAGAGGGAGAGTACAGGTGCACAGTCGGACAAGCCGACTGACACACACCCTCCCAAAGCAAAACGATTTGTGAAACCGACTTTGGAAGAAATCAGAGCTTACTGTCAGAGCAGGCAGAATGGTGTAGATGCAGAACGCTTTTACGACTACTACGAATCCAACGGCTGGCGTGTGGGGAAATCTCCCATGAAAGACTGGAAAGCAGCCGTGAGAACGTGGGAGCGGAGTGAGTGGAACCGTGGAGGTGAAAAGTATGGAAGCAATTCAGAACCTGTTACAGATCGATGGGAAACAAAATTCTGATGCCGGAATCACACCGGAATCCTATGACAAGATGCGGTGTGACTGGTACAATCAATCACGGGGCAACCTTACCGGATATGATTGCCCTAAGTGCCGGAACAAGGGCAGCATCGCCTACTTGCAGGACGGCGTAGAAATGCACCGTATCTGTGAGTGCATGGCGATCCGGCAGAATCAGTCCAACATCACACAGTCCGGACTGGCAGAAACGATACGCACCAAAACATTTGATGCATATCAGTGCAAAGAAGACTGGCAAACTGCACTGAAAGAAAACGTGATGCACTATGCTGAAAAGAACCGTCCGCAATGGCTGTATATCGGCGGGCAAAGTGGAGCAGGCAAAACGCATCTGTGTACAGCTGTCTGTGGTGTCCTGCTCCAGAGAGGACTGCAAGTGCGGTATGAGATGTGGCAGACAATTTTTCGCAATCTAAGCCAATTTGCTACCAGACAGGAACGTTTTCAGCAGCTGACACAGGCACAAGTGCTGTACATAGACGACTTCCTGAAGCCGATCGGCGGCAATGTCAGTGATACAAATCCAAAAGAAATCAGCATTGCGTTTGAGCTGCTGAACGAACGGTACACTCGAAATATGGTCACAATTATTTCCAGTGAACGTATCTTCCGTGACCTGCTCGCGGCAGACAAGGCGTTGGCAGGACGTATCAAGGAACGCTGCGGCGGGTATCTGTTCGCAATAATGAGAAGTGACGAAAAGAATTGGAGATTGAGGTGACGGCATGAAAGTATTGATTGCGTGTGAAGAATCCCAAAGAGTGTGTACCGCATTTAGAGCACTAGGACACGAAGCGTACAGCTGTGACGTGCAGGAGTGTTCCGGTGGCCATCCGGAGTGGCATGTTGTAGAAGACGCTCAGCAAATGCTTGAAAATGACATCGTGATTGTTACACTGGATGGCAAAACGCATTTTATTGACAAGTGGGATTTGATGATAGCACACCCACCGTGTACTTATCTCAGCAAATCTGGCGGAAATCGGTTGCGAATCAACGGAGTGCTACAGCAACAGCGGTATGAGCAGGGTTGCAAAGCCGCAGAGTTTTTTATGCGTTTTTACCATGCAAATTGCGAAAAAATAGCAATTGAAAATCCGATACCCATGAAGATTTTCAACTTGCCGAAGTACGATCAGATCATACAGCCCTGCTTTTTTGGCGATCCATGGCTTAAAACAACCTGCCTATGGCTAAAAGGATTGCCAAGGCTTATTCCAAGCAATCCTGTTACGCCAACTGGCCGGTGGGTAAACTGCACCGATCACAGAAAAATTAAGAAAAATGACAGCTGGCACAAAAGTGGCGTAAAAAAAGCAAAGGACAGGGCAAAAACATTTTTGGGAATTGCAAACGCAATGGCAAGCCAGTGGGGCGGCAAAGATGATGCTGTGCGGCAGCTGATCTTTGACATGGAGCAGGAGAATGACAATGGAATTTGATATCCGATTCGATCCACCACGATCTACAGCCCAGGAAAAGCAATATGCAGTCCGAAATGGCAGAGTCGTTGTCTACGAAACGGCGAACGCAAAGGCAGCAAAGCAGCTGCTACGGCTGGTGCTTGCACCGTATACGCCCAGGAATCCGCTGACTGGAGCTGTTGCACTGTATGTCACATGGCGGTTTCCATACAAGGGCAAGGCGCATTTTGACGGCGAGTATAAGACCACCCGACCGGACACGGACAATCTGGACAAGGCGCTAAAGGATGTCATGACCGATCTGGGATACTGGAAAGATGATGCCCTGGTTGCCAGAGAACACATCGAAAAGATCTGGCACAAGGAACATCCCGGACTGTATGTGCGAATCGTGGATATTTCAGAAGCAATGGCATCAAGCCCAAAAGGACAAGAAAGGTGGTAACATGGGAAAACTAGTGGAACATCTGATGCGGTGTGCAGTATGCGGTGCTGTTCCGAAAATATCAGATACTGCGAATATTGACAAAGATCCTAACCCTGAGCATTGTTACAAGCTGTTTTGCAGCAAATGTGGAGTACACAACAGCTGCGGAAATTGGTTCGAGAATAAGTATAGGGCTTGTCTGGACTGGAACAAGCGGCAAATAGAAAACGAAGACGGCGAGAAATCAATAAAGAATCTAGGTGAAAAACTGAGTCCGTGCCCGTTTTGCGGCAGAAAGATGGTCTTTTACAAAGAAACGCACACAAACAAATACGGAAAGCAATTTGTACAGCAGTATTATTTGCATGAAGATTATGACATTTATCACGAAGAAAACTGCATATTGGATGAAATCAATATGCCCTTTGTCATTGGAGCAGGAGACGCAAACCCAGACACAGGTTATATCGGAGAATACGGAATTAAATGGAATGAAAGGAAAACAACATGGCAGCATCAAAAGTAACAGTACATCTGGCAGCAATCACATGGATTGATGTCAACGAAGTTACGCCGCCAAGCTATCGTTTGTTGCTGCTGACTGTAATGGATTGCAGGTCAAAAGAGATCTACACAACTTCCGGTTTTTTGACAGCGTTCGAAGGGTGGCGTATAAACCCGGGTTCCCGGCCATTTGAGGTGCTTTACTGGGCAGCACTGCCAAAACCGTATCAAAAGCAAAATACCAACCTAGGAGAACAATCATGACAGCACCATGCAAGAACTGTCCGGAACGTGAAATCGGCTGCCATAGTATGTGTGACCGATATATCCGGTACGCAAAGCAGCGTGAGAAGATACGGGAGAATCGAAAGCAGGAGCAGCTTGCAGACCCGACCGTATTTCTCGCAGAATCCGCCAGAAAAGTAAAATGGGATCTGTACAAGAAACGGAGGAAATGACATGGCGAAAAAGAAACCGCAGAAAGGCACGCTGAACTGGTGTATTAAACAGGCAGCTGCCTACGGCGTAAGCTACGGAAGATACATGGCAGAATATTACGAACGAGATATGCAGAAAGGAGCAGGCAAATGCTGCAAGAAGAATTTAAAAGGCTGACGGACAAACCGTTCACGGAAGAAGAATTTGAGAAGATCCACTATGTGTACATTTTTTACCCCGGCATTGTGACACATGCGGACATTGCTCTGATCTGGGCAATTGGCGGAATCCGCCTGATCGAGGACATGCTTCCCACAGCCCGAAAGATCGATGAAGCAGAACAGCGAGTGCGGGCAGCAAGGACAAGGTATGAAACTGCGAAAGAACACTTGAATGCTGTGCTTTCCGGAGAAACCGAAGCATACCCGACCACAACAGAAGAAATCATGGTGCGGAGGTGAATGCGGTATGGGACAGATGACATTGACCCTTGTGCTGCTGATTCCGAGCGGACTGCTGATTGCAAAATGTCTGAGCAGAGCAGGCTGGAACAAGGCGGCTCTTGCTCTGCTTGGGGCGACTGTGATACTTGGGATAGCTGCACTGTTGTGGGGGTGAGATGATGGTAATGTCAAGCCACATCCGAATGAGGTGTTCCATATGCGGCAAGCAGTATCAGATTGAGCGTAAGTTGTTTTGCTACTATGCGGCAGACCAGATATTTTTCTTGATGCAATTGCGTCATATCTGGAACAACCACAGGGATTGCGTTTCTTGTATGAGAAAGTTTGTCCTGCAATTTATCCGGGAAGTCACGTTGTATGTGCTGTTTCAGATCTGGGATATTGTAACCGGAATTGCATGGTTGCTTTTGACTCCATTTGCGAAACTTCGGGAACTGTTGAGGTGAAAGAATGATAAAGATCAACGCCACGCAAATACTGCCAATCGCCATGATCCTGCTAGACGTTGGTGCAGCGGCAGTGTGTCTGTGGCACAGGGACTACAGACGAGTTGTCTACTGGGTTGCGGCAGCGGTTCTGAATGTGACAGTGACATTTTAACGCAATCGAAGGGGGTAAAATGAAAACAGCCATTATAATTATTATCACTGTCTTTACAACGTTATTTTGTGTTTTCTCAGCCACAGCTGACTACTGTGATCTAACCCAAGAAGAGTACGAAAAAAGAATGGAAAAAAATTTTTCTCGTGGTTTGGAATTGGGTTATGCACAAGGAAAGCAGGAAGCAATGAAGATTACACCCAAAGAGCAGGCCGGAGGTGAAGCCATGACACAGGAACAGGCAAAGAAAAAAGAATGGCTGCAACGCTGCCTGCACGAAACGCAGAAGCTGGAAGCTATGACGATGTGCGGCAAGTATACAGAAACAGAATGTTCCCAGACAGAGCAGGTCGTACAGCAGACACAGCGAGAGATCAAACGCTGCATTGCCGCTCTGAACAATCCAGAACTGGAAGCTGTGCTGATTCGGCGATACATCGTATTCCAAAGTTGGGAACAGATCGCAGAGGAAATGCACTACTCTGTCCGGACGATACTACGCCGCCACACAGACGCTTTGGAAAAGTTGTCACTGAATGGCACTTGCTGTCATTGAATGGCAGTCCTGTTTTGTGTATAATGAGAATAGAAACCAAGATACCGGTACGGAAACGTGCCGGTATTTGTGTTAGGAGGATTACAATGCAGGCGTTTGCAGAATCGTTCTACAAGTCCCGTGCATGGCGTGAATGCCGTGATGCGTATGCCGCATCGGTAGGCGGACTGTGTGAACCTTGCCTTGCACGAGGGCTGCACACTGCCGGCGTGATCGTACACCACAAGGTGCATCTGACACCGGACAATATCCATGATCCAGCTGTGTCCTTGTGCTGGGACAACTTGCAGCTGGTCTGTCGTGACTGTCATGCCGCACTGCACGGCGGCAAACGTTGTCGCATCAATGCAGACGGCAGCGTTTCGGCTCGCTGGTAGTCCCCCCTATTCTGAAATTTGAGATACCCTCTTGGAGACCGATGGGTGGAGGTCAATTTTCCTCTCCATGCGTGCGTAAGGGGTGTGTCCGGAAAGGAGATGTCCGAAAGTGACCGTAAAGAACCGAATCCGAAAAGAAAACGCAAGACTGCTGAAACTATATGCTGCCCTGCCTGCCAACAAGTTGGAGATCGTCACGCCGCTGATCCAGAATGCAGCGTTCTTGAAAGTCACGCTGGAAGATCTGCAAACCGAGATCAACAGTCAAGGGTGTGTGGACACCTACCAGAACGGCAAGGCACAATCCGGCAAGAAAGCCAGTGCAGAAATTTCTGCCTACAACACGTCCCTGAAAAATTACACCACGATCATTGAAAAGCTAGATAAGATGCTGCCGCCGGAACAAAAGAAATCCAAGCTGGACGCATTTACAAATGACGAATGACATTTACTCCTATTATCAGCAGATCGAAGACGGCACGATCCCGGTTGGCGAATGGGTACGGCTGGCATATCGCTATGTGATACATGGATTGGAAAGCGGCGAGTTTACCTTTGACCAAAAGAAAGCTTCTCGTGCGATTCGGTTCATTGAAAGTTTCTGCCACCACAGCGAGGGTTCACTTGCACCGCAGCTGCTCCGGCTGGAACTGTGGCAGCGTGCCTGCGTTTCGGTCATCTTCGGCATTCTGGATCACAATGGCAACCGGCAGTTTCGGGAAGTCCCGATTGTTGTCGGGCGGAAAAACGGCAAGACACTGTTTTTATCCGGCATTGCTGTGTACTGTCTATTCATGGACGGCGAATATGGTGCCCGTATATTTTGCGTTGCTCCCAAGCTGGATCAGGCAGATATTGTCTATCACGATATTTGGCAAACCATTTCCAGCGAACCGGAACTAATGGATCTAATCAAGCGGCGTAAGTCTGACTACTATGTGGAATCCACCAACAGCAGCGTCAAGAAAATTGCATTT